TGAAAGGTGTGACGTTCTTTGCTACGATTCATAGTTGTATTTGGTTGGTACCAGAGACGGGACTCGAACCCGTATGCCCTTGCGAGCGGGAGATTTTAAATCTCCAGAGTATACCATTTCTCCACTCTGGCAATATGTTATTTACTACATGGTCCGGCGTAGTGGAATCGAACCACTATTATCTCTTTAGAAGAAAGATGTCCTATCCGTTGAACGAACGCCAGTGTTTGGTGGGCCAACTTGGAATTGAACCAAGACTCGACCGATTATGAGTCGGTTGCTTTACCATTAAGCTATTGGCCCTGTGCTAGATTGTAGCAGAAATTTTATTTAGTGTCAACTGAATCTGCTTCCATTTCGGCAATCAGCAGATCAGCAAATTGCTGGCAAAAGACGGAGAACCAAAGTTCCGTCATGACTTCTTCCGGGGCACCGGCGGCCCGCACAATGCGTTCAAGTTCAGTGTTCATAGCCACCTATGTGCAGTATATTGATTTAAGAAACGTTGACTTGAGTGATGATGTGGCAAATGTTTATTGCAAAAACTTTTGTATGCTTGTTCCCATTTCTTTTGTACAGGTGCAGGTGCATGACAAGCCAAATAATGCAATTGCCCAAATATACGACCAATACTGATTTGATTGGGCTTCCATCCTGCTGGATACCAGCGAGTGCGAGGTTGCCAGTTGTAGTTCACCCAGAGACCCTTTCGGCGTTCTTTTATCATGTACTTTTTAGATATTGGTTGTGGTCTAAATCGATTCATTCTTCAACTTCCTCTACGGGTTGATCGGGGATATTTTCTGTATCACCATCTTGTGCAGGTACAAAGCCCATGCCTAACATTGTTTCAGTTTCAAAAGGCGTGCAGTGAGGACGAAACACAAACAGTCTACAAGTGAGATTATCTTGGCTGTAGTAAATCCTATATCGCACCTGTTCCACGCCCAAAGTGTCAGCCAGTTCCTGCGATGAGAATGCGTCAGGCCAAGACTCGTTCACACTGGCCCGGGTCTTTTCAAAGTAAAAATCCTGCATGTGCTGTATGGCCGCTGCCTTGGCGTCCGCTAACATTTGCTCACACCATGCAATCTTGCGGTCCAGCATTTCTGTTGTGATTTCATTGGTCATTCTTTAACTCCGAAACGTTCTAATAAACATTCACTGTGATGGACGGATCCATCAGCATCATCCAACGCACAGATACATTCATGAATAATCAACTCGGCGAGCTTTTCTGTGTAATATCTTGGATACTGATCGTAATCCGCACCTTCATCTATCAGTTCGCCAGCATAGATTTCAGCCTGTTCAGCAAGTCGTTTAATTCGTTCGTTCATTTTCCAACTCCGAAATGTATTTTAATCCACCGGTTAATCTCCGTTAATACCTCTTCGGTAACATCTTTGACCTCACCTGTTGGAACACAAGGTTCACATTCCCAAGTGCAGATTGTTTTACTTTTTTTTCCATCTTGCTCGACCACAACCGATAGTTTCATCATTCAACTCCGAAATATTTTTTGATAGCATTAATATGATAGTCTTCGTTGTAGCCACCGACATTTTTTACGGCCTGGATACATTCCTTAACAATCAACTCGGCGAAATATCCAATAGATTCTTCATCTTTGTTTAAGAATCCAGCCTGTTCAGCCAGTAGTTTAATTCGTTCGTTCATATCATATCCTTAAACAATTCTTTGAATGTGATTGCCTTGCCTGTGGTATAAACAATGTCAAAACTATCATTGGTAATGTGATATTTGTTTCTGTCACAATTCACATACTCACCTTTAGCATCAGTATATACCTGACGCATTTGTGTAAAGGTACTATCCACAACACCGTCGAGCATAACACGGGTGGTAATTTTACGCTTGTTCATTTTTTAGCCCAAGCAATATAACCACCGTTGGTGCCACTCCACGGACAATATTGTTCCCATAGTGCCGTGGCTGTTTCGGGATTTTCTTTCATGAGTTTATCCACGGCGGGCCTCATTGGATATCCAGCATGACTCCAGTCATGATTTTTTAGTGCAGTTTCAAGTTCGTTCATCACACTCTCCAAATTTCTTCAAAACCTTCTGACAAGTCGGGCTCTTCCCAGTCCTCAATCATTCGAGCAATAACATCGGGTGGGATTGTTTTGCCCGGACGGCTGGCCAATCTTCGTGCCAACTCCTCTGGCTCGGGCGTGGCAAATACCACAGCAATGGCCGAGTATTCCGGCAACATGCGAAACTTTCGAGCACGGCTGGCCCGAGTGGTGCTGGTCTGATCCCAGATGATGTCGTTACCATTGGCCTGGGCCACAAGTGCATGGTTGGTCATCATGCGAACAGCGATGGGCATGTATTCTTCAAACACTTCACTATAAGTCTTGCCTTCTCGCTTGGCATGATCTTCCACCCACGGGTCTGTGCTGACCACACTCAAGCCCAAGGCCCAGGTCTGGTCTTTGATCCAGGTGCTTTTGCCTGATCCTGGCACTCCCACCAACATGTATAACTTAGGCACCTTCAACTCCAAAATGTTCTTTGGTTATTTTAGCACATTCTTCAATAACCAACTTGGTGTATTTCTCCAATTGTGCAGGGGTAAGCATGGCCGATCCATAAGGTGCAGCCTTGACTACATCAACAGGTTGATTACGGGCTTGAGCCAATAGTTCAAACATTTTATCATTCATTTCAAATCTCCACGCAAGGTGTGCCACATCTTAGGATCGGTGCCCAAGTAGATGCGATACTTTTGATAATTGCGCCATTGGCTCAGTCTGTTCACGCCACGCTCAACCCAGTCAAACATGGCACTACGGAACCACAGCGGATTTACAATGGCCACAACAAGTGCTGCCGCCACAGGCACAATCAGCACAGCCACAACCACCCAGTGAAAGGTCATTGCACGATAATAACGGCCACCACCGGGCACCAGTTCAATTTCTTTACTCATGTTGCGTTTACCTTTGCCAAAAATTCGCGGCATGCGGCTTCGGTGCGCTTGGTCACCACTACCTTGCCACCCCAGAAGCCTACGTATAGACTACGGTGCTCCACAAACTTCACTTCGCCGTCCGCACCAGTGTGCTTTTGACGAGCCGCTGGCTTTGCAGGTGCGGCCTTTTTTGCCGGAGCCTTTGGCACTACTGCCACCACAGGCTTTGCTGCCACTGCCTTTGCAGGTGCAGGTACTTTCAACGGTGTGGGTGCAAAGCCATGCTTGGCATCATAGCGGGCTATGGCTTTCTCATCCATGCCCCATGTTGCCAGCAGTCGTTTGACTTCAGTGCCGGGCAGTTGATTCCAATGTATGATAGGGTCAGTCCAGTTAGTCATTTGGGGCTCCTTTGTTGCTAAGTGTTAATTATAGCAAAACGGTGATTATTGGTCAACCGTTTTGCTTCACACGCACATCGGTGTTCAACGCAGGTGCATACTTTTGTATTAACTCGCGCTCCAACTTGTGTGCGGCATCTTTGCCACGCACAATGTCGATGATGGTGTAGTTGATAGCCGACTCGCCAGCGGCACGAATTGCTTCGTACAGGTTCCAGGCTTTGTCTTCAGTGCGGCTACGGTAGATGTGTTTGTTCACACGGCTACGGAGCGACATCGTGATTGTGCGCTGGGTTTTGGCGGTAATACCAATGTAGTACTCGAATCCAATTTGGATACAGTACACAATGTGGCTGCGATCAATACGTTTCTTTCTCATCATGCATGTATTATAGCATTTTGGGCATTTGGAGTCAACCGAAAGATACCACTACAAAAGTGTTACTTTATGCAACCCTAAAAAGTAGTACTTTTTGCTATTTTGGCTCAGGGGCAAAACTGTTGCTAAGTACCCACATGACGGTTGACTTATATCACAACATTTATACCAGCGAAGTGTTTGAAAAAACACAATGTATATGGCATGAAAATGTCATGATGGATTTCTTTCGCAGCCAACTGATCAGCCTTGGATATACACCTGCTAATGACAGCAGAAAAGTCTGGCGTCGCGGAGAACAAACTGTGGTGGTATGCCTGGCAGATGACTTTGCCACCTGCGGCCCAATGGACCAGATACTGCCCATGGCACAGATGTTTGATAGAAAAACTGTGGTGATCACAGACAATCAAGTTAATTCTCCCACACAGTATCAAGTGACACAGTTGCCACAATCATATTTTGGAATTTATAACTATACACCGTCCATCATTGAATGGGCTCCTGAACGTAGATTTAGTTTTTCAGTCAATCGCATTGATACCAAACGCATGACATTGTTTCTTGAACTAATAACTCGTGCCACCAAGCCTGATCCTAGAAATTGTGGCGACATAGTGTATCCATTGTTGTTGGACCTTGATAGAGATTTTGTTAATTTTAATTGTTGGGCCTGGGGCAGTAGCAACGATTCAGCAGAGGCATTACAGCAAAATTTTACAGAGGCAATAGAATTTATTCCAGACAACCTCAAAAAAATATATCAAAAAACCCACAAAGAAATGTTGCATAAAATGCCTTACCGCAATCACACCAAGACTCTTGAACAACTGCATTCGCATGCCTGGATGAACATGATTGTGGAAACATATTCGGGTGATACTGTAATAGCACTAAGTGAAAAATTATTTAGAGCATTGGTCACACCAGTGCCGTGGATTGTGTATGGAGGCCGCTACACCGTAGCATATCTTCGCCAAATGGGGTTTGATGTCATGGATGATTTAGTTGCTCACAATTATGATTATGAACTTGAAAAAGAAACTGGAGAATTTGGGGACAAAATGGTAGATTTTGTGCGTGAAGGACATGATGCTGTTGAACAGTTCAAAACCATGCCCTGGAATGAACTGTGTCAACGCTGTGAACAGGCCGCACAACACAACCAAAATTTGTTGGCGCAGATGCAGTCTAATTGGCCCAGTGATTTTGCCAAATGGCTCCCAGGCGTGATTGAAAAAATAAAATAATGTGTGGTGTACTGTTTGTGAAAAGTCAGCGGCCTCTTGGCCTTGACCTACACCTACAGGCAGTTGATAAGATACACGCCCGTGGCCCAGACTTTACGCATTACCAACATCACAACAATATTTTTATAGCACAAACTGTGCTACACATTACCGGAGAAGATGAGTTTTACCATCGTCCTCGATCAGACTTCCTGGCCTACAATGGCGAAGTATACAACTATCGTTGGTTTGGCAAGCACAGTACAGACACCGAATTGGTTTATCGCACAGTACGAGAACAAAACTACAAAAAGTTTCCTTACTTTGAAGGACCATGGGCTTGGGTTTATACTGACTTTGAGACGGTGAGATTTGCTACAGATCCACAGGGCGAACGCTGTTTGTATCGATACCAAGATGATGACATTTTGATTGTGAGCAGTGAAGTGTCGGCAATTTTGTGCTATGTCCAACCCCAAGTTCAAGTCGACGCTTGGAGTCAAAAACATTGGCCCACCATACAACACACACCTTACCAGGGCATCGAACGCTGTGAGCCAGGTCGATTGTATACCGAAACTGGTGCAAGTTTTCAACTTGACAGCATATTTGACTGGGGTCTCAATCCACAGTCCATGAGTGAATCAGAAGCACAAGAAGAATTTGATTGGATATTTGACAAAGTCATAGCGGACATGCGCCCTGCGGAACCTGCAGGATTGACCTTCAGTGGTGGTGTGGACTCTGGTATCATACTGGCTGCCATGCCCGAGTTTGCAGGATTGTATACCACAGTGTGTGAAGGCAAAGACAGTGTGAGCTCAAGAATTAGAGAGTTTTTGACTGATCAACAATGTCAACGACTTGTTGAGTTGCCTATGACTGAACGTGACTGGGCACAAGACTATATTGACATCATACAATGCACTCAAATGCCTGTGCAAAGTTGGAGTTTTGTAGGTCAATGGCACATTGCTCATCACTGTCAACAACGCATCTTGTTTACTGGCATAGCCGCTGATGAACTGTTTGGTGGATACGGTCAATACCAAAACATGCAATTTACTACAGACACATCTGCAAGTCCTTACAGTCGATTTGATCCATCTGACACAGCCAGCCAGCATCTTTGGAATCAATGTGTGTCTGCGTCACAAGGTCATGCAGGTGCTGCCACCTTGTTAATGGATTATCTTGTGCAGATCACAGCAGTTGATGCACGAGGTGTGGATACCATGACCATGGCACACAGTATAGAACCGCGTTCGCCTTTTATGCATCCTAAGATTGTAAAGTTTGCTCTCAACTTGCCTTGGCCGTTGCGGCAAGGCAAGCCCTTGTTACAAAACAGATTTTTGCGGAAATGGTCCAAAGATTTGCTGTTGCCCAAACAAGGATTTGCAGGGCATTGCAACGACAGTTTGCCTTGGATGGGAGTAAATGTGCCTGCGTCGCTTGATCGATCTGCACAGTGGAAGCAAATTCAATCAGTTACTTTTTTACAATATTGTGATATTGATTCCAATCAACCAACGCATCAAACCATTCAGGAGTGATGTTGATTCCTGGGTGTGTTCGAGCATAGGCCACAAAGGCTGCCACACAATCTGATTCGCTGGGTGTGACCCATCTGGTTTGGTCACTGTTGTATTCGTACCAATACATACCAAATGGTGCGGTAGGATCTGTCAGCCTAAAAGTAAACAACTGCCCATGTCTCGCACCACACAATTTAGCAAACTGATCCAACGTGTTCACAGGTTCTAAATGCTGGTATTGATTGGCTCTGTTGACATGTGTGCTTATGAATGCAGGGACAGTTTTAATTTCGGATATGCGTTCCAAACATCGCAATCTGCTATCTCCAGTGCCGGGAATTAGTGTGCTGTCTTGGTCTAATAACAACCAAGGTTTCACAATGCCTTGTGCTCGGATATCATGAATCCAAAGATTTAGCTTGACCAAGTTGGCAATGTCGTAGTGGTTGCGTGGGTCGGCTGCAAATCCATCTATGCCGTCGTGATTGAGCCATTCCATGGCCCATCTACACAGTTCGCCAAGCCTTTGGTTTGTTGGTAAATTTTGAAATTCCGCATGTGGGTTCCAAAATAAACAATGTGCGCCATTATGCAGACTGTCTTGAACAGGATCTTGTGGACCAGGCCAGTGTGCTTCAACTAAGGGATTATTCCAGTACATAGATCTACTTAGTAAATACTCCTGTGAACTATGCTGAATTAATTGCTTGCACTTTTCAACAGTTGGGCATAGACCTTATAGCCGAATACAACTGTTTCCAACCTCCTTACAACTCACACTCTGGATGGCCTTTGCGGTTGCCTGACGTTGAATTTGGTCCACGCACCTTGGTATTACTACACTTTCAAGATTTTGTTACTCCGGGGCTGGCAGAAATAGCACAAGTTGAAGCACACTATGGTCAGTATGCTAATCAGGTAGTGATAACGTATTGGAGCCATGGTCTAGACCAGTTGTACTCTGGACCCGTCAATCTCATCGAATTTAGCAATCACAATCTAGCAACCTGCCAATCAATTGCCAAAAGACAATCAGAGTGGCTGCCATACTTCGATCAACTGCGCACTATGTCGTGGCAATGTTTGAATGGTCGTGAATGCGCACACCGCCAGCGAGTGGCTGATGTTCTTCAAACGTGGCCCAATGGTGTGTTAAGTTATGGCAATCAAATTGCATTACCTGAGTGGGCGTATTCAACATATAGTGGCACAGAAAACGATGAAAACTTTGTGCGACTATCACCATTGTATTCTCAATGTGCTGTGAACATTGTGACAGAAACACAATATGATGCCAGACCAGGCATAGTTACTGAAAAAACTTTACAAGCAATGATTGCTGGACAGGTGCCTGTTGTGATTGGGCATCCAGGCATTGTGCAAGATTGTCAAGAACTAGGATTTGATATGTTTGAAGATTTAGTAGACTTATCATATGACTGGTTGCCAAATGACCAACGAGCCGAGGCTGCCTTAGAACTCAATCGAGAGTTAATACTAGGCAATTGTGATCTCACACCATATCAACAACGATTAAAACGTCAGCAAAATTTTGTTCTTGATGCGTACCCTAAATGGATACGAGCAAACTTTGTGCGTCAAGCACAATCATGTGCGACTCAAAAAGGTCAACCACTTTTCTAGATCGCCGTACATGGCCAACATCATTGCTTGTTTGCTACCAAACAAAACGATCTGCGGGTTTTTGCCAATCTTGATATAGTAAGGGCAATCTAATTTTTTATCTAAAATTAGCAGATGTCTAGCAATAGCACTCAAGTTGGTCGGAACAGCAAACCAATATGTTTCTAAATCACAAGTACCAATGGCCATGAATCCAGCATTGGTTAGTCTAAATCCTCCGCCATCTCTAAAATTCATCCACCATGCCTTGCAAGCTTCATCATAGGTCAGTCGATCATCTTCAGGAAGACCTGCCAATATGTATTCAGTAATTTGTTGTTTAGTTAGCATTGGGGTACACAGTGTCCCCAGACTTTAAAAGCACCACTGAAAACTTTGTGGTCTGAAACTGTGTGTTAAGTTTGCGAGCTAGATTTTTAGCATGCCCAGGATTAGAAAAACTTACTTTTTTGTACTTGGGTCCAGGATACTGGGTCAGCATGTTTGAAGTTTTTAAGTTGATCGGTTTGTTGTCGTAAAAAACTGCCCACACGCCTTCCGAGGCCAATACTTGCTCGGTCTTGTAGGTTTGTTTGTTGGTGATTTCAATTAGCACCTGTGGCTTAGGTCTTGACATAGATAAACTCCATGTTTATTTATCCCAATAACTATGTAGATTTGAAACTGCCACCTGACAAAACCACCTCAATTGGCTCATTTACAGAGGTCTGTTGTTGGCGTGATTGCTCTAGTGCCAACAACAGTTTGGTTATATCACCATGCAAGTCCTTGGCATCACGCATGGGCATAACAAGATCTTTTTGGCCGCGGCTTTCTGCTGCCTTGATTGAGTCAATAAACCGATTGATGTGCAAACTCATCGCAGGTATTGTTTCAAGTTAGGTGGCTGCCATCCTTCAGGTTTGAGAATTTTGCCATCTTCTCTACGCAACACAACACCAGTTCCTGCATCTATTTTGGCCATGTTTGAGCCATGCACTTCTTTCCAGGCACCTTCTGTGTCTACGCCAATTGAGTGCAATGCACCAATGGTCACAACTAGAATGTCAATTAGTGCATCAACATCATCTTCTCTAGTGGTCGAATCTTCTAATTCTTGTACTTCTTCTTTGATAAGAGTGTAATATAATTTATACTGTTCGACGTTTTCAATACCAGTAGTTTGGCCTGATGCCAACATAAACATTTGGTGGTCTTTAAATGGATTCATTTGCTTGTTCCTTTGTGTAAAATGGTCCTTGATACTTATATCGTTCTAGTGCGATCAATTTGGGATTACGCACAACTTTCCATGCACGATGTTGTTTTACTGTGTACCAACCGGCTGCAAACCACGACTTGGAATTTTCTTGTTTGGTAAACAGTGGCAATTTTAACCGCACGTTCCACAATCCGTTGTGGGCCTTGCACCCAGTTTCGTATCCATGCACTGAGTCATTTGGCGTTGCTGTGACTGTTTCGGGAGGTTCAAATGTGATGTCGATCACTTCTCTAACCATGGGCATGGTTTTGTAATTGGATATTTGATTTTGTATTTTTACAACATACCCATCTGCACTGGCTTCAATGTTGCCAATCTTTTGATTGTTTTGTTTGAGAATCCAGTATTGGTTGTCAATTACTGGTTTTGCTACGATCATTTTAAGACTCCTTGATATGTTTGATTCAGCCAGCGACCAATTGGTTCAGCTTGGTCACTCAACTTGGTAAGTTCATACTTGCCGCAAAATTTAAGAAAGTGTGCGCCCACCATGCCCGTGTCTTTGTTACTGACTTGTTCACAAATCACAGCGTCCACAACATCTTTCACTGCTTGTGGTTGTGCTGTGAGATCGATCAGCGTGACATTGCGTTCGTAATCTGTCAGCACCTTGTGTTCAACTTGTTCATGGTCAGACCAACGTTGCAACATGAGATTGTTCCAAGAATAGCCTTTCTTGTCTCGATCCTCAAAGGCTTCTGTAAGTCCCACTTGATTCTTGGTGCCTTTCACACGCACACCTGGATAAGCCGAAAACACATTGTCGCCAGGATCGCCACGCATGCACTTCAAGAACAATACCCATTTCTGATAATCAGTCGGAGCCACAAAGCTCCGGTCAGCTTTGCCTACTTTGATCTTTGAATTGCTTTCGATTGTAAAACTCAATTGGTTACCTTTGGCATCTGTTACGCCATCAACACTGAACAGGTGATCGTTTATACCGTTGTATAATTGACAATTGGGTGCAACCAACTGAACGAAGTCTGAATCACTGCTGACAATAATATGTTCATCTTGGGGGTGTAATGCAATCCAGCGGCCTATGATATCGTCCGCTTCTGCTGTTGCGCAACGAATTACGCTACAATTTGTTTTCTCAGACAAGTATTTAGTCAGCTCATCATAGGTTTCCCAAAACAACTTGTCCTCTTCTGCTTCAGTTTCACTCATGGCACCGCGGGCCACAGCACGATTGGCTTTGTAGGGTTTGTAGTGGTCCTTGCGCCAACTGCGTCCCTCCAGTGCGAAAACCACGTGATCCACACCAAAACGTCTAGCTACCTTGTTGGCGCTCATCATGGTCAAGTGTAACGCAAAGCCCAATTTGGTCCATGTATCGCTGGCCCTGTGTGCTGAGTGTCGGGCACGGAAAAACATGTTGGCAGTATCAATCAGTAGATATTTCATTAGGGCGGTCCAGAAGTTTGTGTTGTTTCATGTATTGTAACACATATTTGGACCAAAAGCTATGGCCGTTGGCTCCAAAGTGATAACTTTTGGGATTCACGTGTTCGAATCCGTTGTTTTTTAATACAGCGTTCCAACTGTGTTCTCTTGAGTAAGGTTGGATATAGTGATTTTGCCAATCTCTTTGATTTGGTATGTCATTGAATGTGCTGTTGCCACTGTAGAACAAATGCCGCACATTGAGATCCTTTAGTCGGCAGTGTAGATGCCATATTTTGTTGTGCCATTCATTTGTTTTTTGAGCCCAATCCACATCCACAATATACTGACGATATCTAAATTCAAGCTCTGGTGGCACCATATCTACTCCACTAGCGTTTACTTGATAGTATTGGCCTTCATGCACCCATTCTTCTCGTTCCCAAGTGGTCCATTGAATCACCATCACAGTATTATACAAACGATCGTAGTTTTTTTGCATCCAATCTGTGGTGGTACGCAATATACGATCATTGCTGGCTGCTGTTTCGGCATCACAGTAAAATTCAGTGTTGAGCATTCGGCTCAGATGCCGCCCCCAACTGGCTTCCAAGTTGATTGGATGAGGCCTGCGGTCAATGCCATACCGTCCATCATCCACAGCAAAACAATCAGGCACCACTGCTTCGGCAGCCGCTGTATGGCTGCAACCATTCACGTACAATATCATCGCTTGAGCAATACTTTTTCTGTTTCGGCTGCCACCACACGCTTGCGCAAACTTGAACTTGAGAACGAGTGATCTCTGCCGTTGAACACAATCTCAATGCCACGATTATAACACTCATCACGACCGGTAAAGTCTTTGTCACAATACTCTACACCCAGCACCCGAACATCCAAGGGCAGGATCAATAGAAGGTCACAGAGATCCTGTTCGGTTTGGTACACAACAACTTCATCAACGTAACGGCATGCAGCCAGCTGTATCTGTCTCTCCACAATACTTTGTATCGGATGATTCTTAGTCTCAGGCCTATCGATAGTTGGATCTGTTTGGAGCCCACAGATGAGGTAGTCGCAGTGATTCTTTGCTTCAGAAAGCATGGCGATGTGGCCTGCGTGGAGCATGTCAAAGGTTGAGAAAGTGATGCCAATTTTTTTACCTTCTGATTTGAGTTGTTTGATGTGATTGAATATCATCCTATTTCGCTTCTTCCATCTCCAAGATCACGCTTCTGCACATACATGCCAGAGTTTTTAATTGCTTGTTCTTGTTCCCATGTTTCCATCACAACATGTCGGCAAATATTTTGGAACCACCGATCCACAATCTCGCCATCGGAGTCTGTGGGCTTCATCATGTAGCCGGCCTTGACCAAGCGAGCCACAAAAATTTCATTCCAGTCTAGTTCAAATGCACCTTGATGCAGGTTGTTGAGATCCACATCCATGCTGAGCACAGCCACATATGGTTCGCCTTTTTCTGTGGCTATTTGTTTTGCAGTTTTTTCTGGCGGTTCTACTGCCTTGACTTTAGCAACTTTTTCTGCCACAGGTTGCGGCTTCTTTGCTTTTTTCTTAAACCATTCAAACATATCCAATACTCCTAACATTGCGTCTGGTGTAATCATTTGCCCCAACCATTGCCCCAAAGATCCACATGCAATCTTGGGCTGTAGTTGTAGCCACGCTCCAAGGCCCAGTTGGCCACATTCACTCGGTTGCATTCGTATGGAGTGACCACACCGCCTTGCGGCATCACATAGGTAATACCACGAAAGCCTGCCTCACGATATGCAGCCACAGCACGATCCACTTCTTCAAAGTGTGCTTCACTGTCAACAACAAACTTCAAATACACTGTGCCGTTGCTTTGATAGTCTGCTATGATCTCTGGCCGGATGGCATCCGACCACAATTCACCCGATGCCGACAGCTTGGGACTTACTGAGAAAGTAATTTCTCGTGTGGGAATAGCACCTATGTCAGGCTGCCTCCACTTGTGCAAAAAGTCTTTGAACTTGGGTTGTAGCGTTTGAGTGCCATTGGTTTCAAATGTGATGTTCTTCAAATCACTCATGGCGTCTTGGCTCAGCAGTTCTTTGTAACCACGCTGCCAACCCAGCAGTGGTTCGCCACCTGTGATCACAAGATGCACATCATTACCGTTGTCTTGTTGCCAGCGATGGTTGGGCGTGAGTGCAAGCATCTTTTCAATCAGCTCGTCATGTGCGAGTGTATGACTTAGGTCTTTGAATGCAGGATGCCAACTGGCATACGAGTCGCATCCTGTGTTAACAAGAGGAAGCTCTTCAAAAGTCTTGTAGAGATGGATTGATTTGGCCACTTCATCCGCATCAGTGCTCTTATGGCCGGGAGCGCAGCCAAATCCCGCGCATGTAAAGTTGCAACCGAAGGTTCGTAAGAACACAGAAGGAACTCCAACAAATCGTCCTTCGCCCTGTGCAGAATAAAATAGTTCACTGATTTTTAGTTTCATAACGTATTATAACACAAAATATTAAAAGTCCAAAGCTAAATGGCTACCTTTTCTGGTATACACAGATTGGGCTTCGGCCGACCAAGCGTTATATAACTCATCATCTACCACACGACAATGTTCTTCTGGTGAAGCATCTCTACCAACCCAGATTGGATGATAGTCGGGCCAATTGGCCACAATGAATCTTCCGTGGAATTGACTTTTTATTGCTTGCCACACTGGCTCAAATGCCTCGGCTGGAATATGCTCTAAACTTTCAACCATAAGAATGGTGTCAAAACTGGATAGATCCAAATCTGCCAATGCCAATTGAATTGGTTTATTAACAGGTATTGCTGGCACAAACTCTTTGTCAAAGTAGTGATAGCCGGTGGCCTGATACCACTTGACAGCTTCGGGTCCTAACTCCACACTGACTACGTCTATGCCCATGTGCTTGAGTACGTTTGCCACTTCGCCACGACCGCCGCCAATTTCTAACACACGCTTGGGAGTTCTACGACTTTTGTCTTTTAGGAAATTCATTTGAGCATGCACTAGGCTTTGATTTGCACTTTCGGCACGACCGTTAACATCGTGATCAAATACTTCTTGAAATTGTTCTACCAGTTCGTCCCAACTAATGCCATGAGCATAACATAACGCCGCCAAGGCATCACCAAATTTTAAACTTTTACTCTTCCAACTTTGTATACCATCAGCTTTGGTAAAGTAATTGAAATCATATAGCGACTTAGATTCGCCATTACTATCCAATGTAAACTGTTTCATTTGCTGATTGATATCGTTGGTCTTGAGTTTTTCCCAAGGGTCTTGTTTGCCTACCTTAACACGTTCCCAAAAATCGATGCTAATACCTTGGTCAAGCATATACCTAGCAAGTTGTTCAGTTTCCTCTATGCGGTTTTGTATGACCTGTAGATTGTGAAAATCTCTAGGATCTGAAGGATTGCCTTCGTACATTATTCTAGCTTTGTAAGTGCTGTCATTGTTGTTGCCAGTCAAGTCCTGTCGATCATGTGTGGCCCAAACAGGAATACGTTCATAGACATCGAGTTTATATGCAATTTGGCTCAACCAAGCATCATTCATTTGGTGCTGGCTAAGATGCCCTAACGTAGTATACCAGGCCTTGGGCACAATAGGAAAGATGCTGTAAGGATGATCATTGTGAGTGTGAACACTTAACAACTTAAATTGTCCAGTATAACTAGCAATCACAGTATCCCACCCTTGGGTTTCCATCACAGCATCATCGTTCCAAAAGAAGAACCAATCAGCATCAGCATTGTCTGCCAATTTGTTGATGTATTGATTGAGGCGACCGTAGCCAAGTGGATCAAATGTCAATGCACTATATTCAACGTCTGTGGTATCCAACCAAGGTTGAATGACATCTGTAAAATGCTTAATACCTGTGGCATCATCATTGTCAAGACCAAGTATCAACTGGATCTTGCTGGGAGTGTCAGCAAGACCAATTAACGTTTTTAAACTGCGTTCCAACATTTCTGTTCGACCGCGAGTGGGCAATAATATTGCTATATCAAACTCTGAACTCATTTAGGTCCCTTGGTTGTCTAGTTTCTTTTGCAAGTGACTCAACAAAAATCCATAAGCAGGCAGAATAACCAACAGGCTTACAATGACTTTGCTGATTGAATTGTTGGTTGCAACAATGTGCCAGTTAGCAGCCATGAACTCGTTTGCGCCGCCAGCAAAGGCAGTAAAGAAGAACACATAGGTATCAAAGAATGTGCTCACAATTGAACTTAGCGCAGGAGCAATCCACCAAGTGGCATACTTCTCACGAATGTATTGGAACACGTACACATCCAACAAGTTGCTCACAAAGTATGCAACACCCGAACCAAGACCAATGCGGAAGGCCACTGAGTCAGGAGCACCGCCCAGTTTGACCACTGCCATTGACACAATGATAGCAGGAATGAATGCCAATGCAATCACGGCGCGACCAGTTTGTTTGCCTAACATTCGCACAGTCAAGTCGGTCAACACAACCACTAGTGGGAATGTAAACGCAGCCGCTGCCAATGGTGCACCAAACACGGAGAATTTGAATTGCACAATATAGTTGCTGATAGCAATAATAATGATATGTGCCAGCATGAGCTTGTAGGCCAATGCGCGGTCAACACCATTTAAGATTCGATCTAACATGATTTTTCCTTTTTATATTAAACGAATAGATCTTCCATCCACTCGCGATGGCCTTCTCTAAAAGCCATATTGCTCTGTGTTTCGCGCACTTCCACACGATAGCACCAGAGACGCTCTGCTTCACCCGGTCCCCACAGGTCCGGTATGTAAACACCGTTCACATACTTGTACAGCATGTCTGCTAGGCCTTCACAGCCTAAGCGTGGCAGGATTGTGAGTTTGGCCATTTTCTTCTCTTGCAAGAGCTTGTATGTTTCCAGCTCTGGGTCATCTGCGGATACTAGTAAGGTATGATCAAATTGATCTTCTAATGTCTTTTTAAGTTCTTTAAGACCGCCGTAGTCAGCAGCCCAGTTGCGCACATCCAACGTGTCTGTGCCAAAGTAGAACTTCATTGAAAAACTGTATCCGTGAATTAGATTGCAGTGGCTGTCAGCACGCCATTGTCGGTATGCGCAGGGAAAAGCATCATGATACTCTTTAGTGCTGGTGTACTTGTATTGTACTGGTTGATTTGTTGCCATATTGTCCTCCTATGTATTATAGCATAGGCAGCAGAGTTTGTAAAGCGGGATGATGCCGGACAGGCCGCTGAAAAGAATACTTATGCAGGCTTTTGATAGCCTGCTGTTTTATAGTTGGCTTGCCCAGCAATAACACCACGCACACCACCTACAGGATCGGCACAGTCGCCCACACGGCGTGGTATCAAATGCACATGTGGGTACATCACAGTTTGTCCTGCTTCTCGACCCATGTTGATGCCAATGTTAAATGCCGCACATTCGCCATTGGCTACCATTCTACGACCATGCCGCATGGCTGATTCAACACATTCCATGATTACATTATCGGTATTGTACTGTGGCACAAACAACAGATGACCAGGTGTAACAGGATAACGGTCACGAAACACAGCCACGTGAAAGTCTGACAGTTCTTCCACACGATCATCCCAGGGTGCAATATCTTGCTGATATGCAATTTCTAAATCAGTCATCCTGCTCTTCTACCGCGTTGTCGTATCCACGTTGGAAGTCGTCAGCGTCGGCTTCGGCATCTTCCAGTTTCAAATACGGGTTATTGCATTTTTCGCCGGCCTTGGCCTGCTCGTAGCCTTGTTGATAAGGCGCTTGTTCGTAAGGGGTAATTTTCTTGGCCATTAGTCTGCTCTTTCAATTTCAGTTGCTTCGCGAACCAGTACCAACAGTTCGTCTACAGTGTCAACAATGATCTTGGAAGTTTTCCAGTTGTCTTCGTCGTCTCTACCGCCCACTTCAATCATGTAGCCATTGTCATACATGTTGATGGTGAAGTTTTCGTTAACTTTGACCAGCTTGTCGCTGAGTCGGTTAACTGCCCCTGGGGTCTTTACTTTTACTTTTGATTTTGCCATTTGATTTTCCTCTGTGGTTAATGCTTCAAATTCTTCTTTTAACGCCTCGAGTGCGTCTGAGTCTGCTTTAGACATCTTGGGTCTTTTTTTTCCCATTTAAATTTCCTCCAGGTGGTATTGGGAATAGGGATAGTTGGTCTGCAACCATTCCAACAATCCTTCTTCTGCTGGCAACTGAATGTTGCCAGATCGATCTGTAATAATTGTCATTGTGATTTAGCCTTGAAAAAGTCCTGCCATGCCTACACCAGGCCTGGGTGGGCTCATTGTACGAATACCCTTGAATTGGTAAGGATCAATCTTGGGCATGCGCTTCATGATAGTATCTCTAAATTGATCACTGTGAAAATATTGTTTGTTGCGTTCTACTCTATCTTGTACATGCCGGTAAATGTCAAGGATAGTGCCCGAATCAATCCAGCTTTTAACAAAATTGGCAATCTGCTCCAGTCTAAGATTTTCGTCGGTTTGATTGTCCCATGCACGCCACGGAACAAGATCTTCAAACATATCAAATCCAATATCAACATGGAATTGATTCACTCCTGCATTACAGATCATAATTGGTATTTGTCGTGCTATAAAAGGTTTGCAAGATTTTTCTGTGAGTGATGGAAATTGTGTTTGTGTTTCTGTAACAATGTTCACAGCATACTGATCATATACTGGATGTTCTACCCCGGTATCATTTATAGGAGTGACGCCATCTGGGTCAAAACCATCACCGGGCAATCTACCAGTTTGCCAAGGCAAGTCATCTGTAATAGGCACAGTAAGACACATGCGATCTGAATAATCTTTCATCAAATGATAAAACTTGACTCTATGAGTACGGCCGCCTCTATTCAAACACATGACTCCGTGTGTTTTTGTTCCAAGGGCGTCAAACCTATCTCTGTACATTTGACTGAAATTATTGCGATGACTATACATGTACATCCAAATTGGAAAATAATGTATATTGGGCGCCGACTGACTATACCACTCATTGTACATTGAAGTCAGAGTAGTCATGTTACACAATTCATCAGGAATCTGGTGCGGCGGAAAACTATTCTGTGACAGATCAACCACAACATTTTTACAAGAATGCACATCTAATAATTTTATTATTCTTTCGCCACTATATCTCCAAGTAGACTCATCAAACTCGCATGCCCAAATATCTAAATCAGATATAACTACTATATCTTGATAAAACCATTGCGATAGATATGGTTTAAGTGCATCGGCTCCATGAATATTATAAATCATCGTGGTGCAAAGTCCTGCTGTAGTTTGATGTTGTCAAAGAACTCTTTCTTCACGCTTTGGTCTGTTTTAAAAGCACCATGTAATACCGTTGTTTGGGTGAGACTAGAGTGAGCCATGATACCGCGATTCTCACAACAACCATGGGTAGCTTGTATATAAACTGCGACATCCGTGGACCCGGTCGCGAATTCAATTTCGCGAGCAATATCCATACATAGCTCTTCTTGGAGAGTGCCTCGACGGGCACACCATTGCGCAATCCTGGTATACTTGGATAAACCAATAAGTTTGGGGCCAGCAATGATTCCAATATAAGCCACACCCGTAACAGGCTGGTGATGATGCGAACACATGCTCTTAAGCTCCGAACGCACCACCAACATACCTTCGTATGCTCCGTCCGTATCGTTCGGGAAAGCTGTAGCATTAGGACTCTCCTCATACCTGCCAGCCATAATTTCATCGAAGTACATTTTGGCAAGACGTTTTGCGGTACCTTTTGAGTTTGGATCATTTTCCCTGTCGATTAATAGTACATCAAGCACTTGTTCAAATGCTTGAGTGGCTTCTGTGATTAAATGTTCTCGATCTGATTCGGCAATGTATTCGCTGATATTGTCCCCGGCCCAGAATCTCTTGCCGTCTGCCTTCATGCGTTCGCGAAGGGCTTGTGATAGGTTTTTTTCCAATTGTTATTCTCCGAGTTATAGACGTGGATGTCTATTTGTTAATTGTATTATATTTAGACCGTGGTGTCAAGACTGTTTGAGAAAACCAGATACCTGAAGGGTATACTTGTCTTGCATGCCTGCATTAGTAGACAGATGTAAGATTTTGCTATCCCAAATGAATCCATCTCCAGCCGACCAATCTGAACTGGTATGAATTTTTTCATCTTCATCTACATATTGTATAAACTGACCCAGTTTATAATCTTCAAGGTAGATGTTGGCTCGCACTTTGGGTTCTGTACGATCTGGATATCGCTGGTTGATTTGATAGAATGTATCTCTATGATATGGAACCGTACACCCTGGTGGTTGTAGAATACTGCTAACAGTAACTACTTCAATACCCAGTTTGTTACCTAGATCTTCGTAGTCAATTTGATCTGCGGTCCACCACAGTTGATGTATGATGGTGTTTTCAAAACAATAAGTTTTAGGAAAGCCACCAAATTTTTCATGTATATCATTTATTTCGTATACTTGGTGTTTGATGCAACTGCCAGAATGCACACTGTAATCAGCATTCAAAAACACTAAAAAATCAAAATCAAGATGAGCAATTTTAAACATAGTTTCTTTCAGCTAACCAAGGCATAATAATTTGATTTACAAATTGCTCATGTTGCTCTGGCCTTGGATGAAAATTATTTACACCTGGAATAGGACAGTTTGCTTTTACCCAATCATGCTCGTTATCTACAGGCAAAAATTTTGTCCAATCTACCTGTTCCCATAACCAAGAAACATTTTTATTGTCTTTGGTGTGCGGGCTTAATGTGGTAGTATAGTTAGTAGTCATAAAATAATCAATATTATTTAGTTTGAGATAATTTTGCAATGCTACAACATGTTCTAGGGTGTAAATTTGACTGGCAACTTCGTTATAGTAATGTCTATACCACGCGGCATTGTGATCATGTTTCCAATGCGGGTTTAGTATAACCCATCCCCCAGGGGCATCATCGGCCACACGGGTTGGATTTTCTATCCATCCATCAATGTTGGTTGTAAATTGTATTGGCTGTTCAAAGTAAAATTCAAATCTATCTCGTCCAGTCCACATAATTCCCACAAGAATGTCTTCTGGCCGGTGCGTTTTTAGTAGTTCATGTAACCGATATTGCACTCTACGAACAATCAATCCATTACCTTGACTGCCCATGGCTTCGCTGTAGTGTTCAGCTCCGGGCAGTTGTTCTCTAAGATAGATAGGCCATGTTTTATTATCGTTGTTGCCATGTACATCATAATTGATACATTCACTGAAACTGCATCCGCTAGTGACTAAAATTTTAGTTTTCATCAAAATCCTTGATTGCTGTGTTATATATTGTTTGAACTTGTTCGGCTTGTGTTTTTACCAATTCAAAGTTTTGATTCAATCTGTCCAGCAACGATCTTCTTAACTGTTGACATTGATCAAGGGTTAATTGTTGATCTAATTGTTTTACCTGTTGTGCCACAGATGCAAAACGTGTGTGCTCGTCTGGTATAGTGTCATAGCTGTGATCCACAATATCGTCAAACAAGTCAAACCCTAACTTGCGTACTTGTGCTACCAACCCAGGCACAGCAAACCATAAGGGTATTTGTCTAAGACCAAATGCTTTGAAAGTTTTTTCGGTAATAAAATGACTTCTCCAAACTCCTGGATCAGTTTGACTGCTGCTTTCGACCACCAAGTTAAATGCACAACTATGGAATATTGAATTGGTTTGATCGTGTTCAGGCATGTAGTTATTTTTTCGATCAACAATTCCGTCAATCAACAGCGGCAATTGCATGCCTGGCAGTATGTTTTTGTATTCATCAAGCCCGGTAGCACCCATTGATCCAAAACTAATTCTAACATCGCAACCGGTATCTAACACTAACTTTGCCACCAACGCACGACTGGCACTAGGGCGCCGAATCAAACACAAAAATTTTTGATCAACAAAGTCATTGTAGTTAACTGACAAAATTTTTTCAAACCAGCCCATATGATTTGTCATATAGTTTGGTATGCAAATAGATCGATAATCTAATGTATCCGCATCTACGCAAGCATTAAAAATTACTAGTATATTTTTAGCAGGAACAGACCGTAGATAATCTATCAATGGCTTGGCCACAAGCTCACATTGACCTTCGCCTCTAAAGTCCACTACTATTTTGTTGTTTTTGATGTCGTTGATCTCATGATCACAACGTGCCATATCATGTGCAATTCTACTAGGAACGTCTATCGATGCATTAAAATGTAATGCACCATAATGCAATACTCCCGGTGTTATTGGTTGTATGGGTCTCAATCTACAATCTCAATTTCTCTAAGATCAGGGTATGCCACATATACAGGCTTGGGGTTGTGTTCCTTGACACCTTGTAGCAATGCCACACCTTGCACTGCATCTTCGATACTGGGCTTGTAATGATATCCCACGTGGAAAGTCTTTTGGTCCTGCCAAGGTGCCACAGTCAAGTCTCTGCCATCATAGCGTTGGCGCAATATGGTTTCATATGCTTTTTTATCATCCAACAAAATAGCACCACCATGACCAATGTGCAAAGGCTTGGTATGCCCAAAACTCAAGCACTGCATGGTACCTGAACGATACATGTCTTTTTCTAATCTGCGAGCACTATCCCAAATTCTAGTATAAGTGAATTCATATTCACCTTCCCAGTGTTGCCATTCGGTGTCGTGATACACATAGTGAATACCCAACTTGTGCATGGTCATAGGAATGCTCAAGTAAGTGTAAGGTGTAAACTTACAGGCTCGCACTCGATCATATCGCAAACACATTTCGATAGCATGTGTACAGCAATCAGTCATGACTGCATAAGGTGCTCCTGTGAACTCTGCTAGTTCTTTTTCAAACTTTAAAATCTTATCAAACATACCAATTCCAAGCGTCTCGAATCATATCGTCTAGATTATAGTGACGCCAGGCACCTGCAACCATGTCAAATTTGGCAGGGCTTGCTGTCAGCTCTGGAGGATCACCTGCTCGTCGAGCCTCTGTGCCAATGTCGGGCATTTTACCAACAATAGTTTTTGCATGATCTATTACTTGCCTGACACTTGTGCCTTGATTTGATCCAAGGTTATAGACCCCTGCAGGAATTTTATGATCCAATGCCAAGGCGTGAGCCCTTGCGATATCAGCCACATGCACATAATCACGCACACAAGTTCCATCGGTCGTAGGGTAATCGTCACCGTATATTCTAAACTGTCCATTGTCTCTTGCGGCCTCTAAAAACCTAGCAATCAAGTGTGTGGCACCTGGCTCTTGCCCGTGTCTGCCTTGGGGATCAGCACCACAGGCATTGAAGTAGCGGAAACTAACATAGTCAAGACCGTATGCCTGATGATAACTTTCCAGCATCATGTCAATCATCAGTTTGCTTTCGCCATATGGACTGACAGGTTCTTTAGGATCCACTTCGTGTATGGGATTCATGATAGGCTCACCATATGTGGCAGCACTAGAGCTAAAGACAAATTTGCAACGAGGCATGCTGTTCTTGACAATGTCCAACAGCTTCAGCGTCTTGGCCACGTTGTTGTTGTAGTATTCGCTAGGATTTTTCACACTAGGACCCACAAGGCTGGTGCCAGCACAGTGAATGATAGCGTCAGGTTGTTTGGCAATGATCCAACTTAGTGCCACATCACTTGCAAAGTCCTGATACAAGAATCCATTGGGCACACCACGCAGATGTGCAGGAGGATCTCTACGGTCAATACCATACACTTCGTGCCCGGCATCTTTCAATGTGAGCATGGTCTGTCCACCAATATATCCGGCTGAGCCGGTCACAATTACAACACTCATTCAACTTCCTTGAACAATGGCACATTTTCACTCAGCATCCTAATAAACTCTAAGTTAGTTGGGAATGTGTCTAGTGCGCCTTTGTGGGTTGTGAGATTAATTTTAATGTTTTCTACCAGGTACGATCCTGTTTCTAGGCCATACCAAAACGTTTCTGTAGCACCTTGCTCTATTTGATTTTTAAAATGTTCGCTAATCATTCTTCAATCTTTACAACTTGATATTTTTCGTGAGCAGCGTGGTCACGATATCGGTTGCCCGCTCTATTCCACTGCTCGCCCATACCACTAATAATATCAACAACACGGTCCACAGTGCCATTGTTCCAGTTGCTGATAAGTCCCATGTTGTGGTGCGGTTCTCGTAGAAGCATTTGCATCTTGTGATAAGCGTCATCTATGCTCCAGGGAATATACAGTCTATTGGGATCGTTCGCGAAGGTTTCAGGAAAACTGCGATACGCTGGATATAGCACATTGCATCCAAGAGTATCGGCCTCCGATACGGTGTTTGAAACCCAATCTTGTAAA